GGTCCAACAGGAAGTACTGGAAGTACAGGAAGTGCAGGACCTCCTTCATTGACATCAATAACTATATTTACCGGAACTACAGGATTCTTTGTTCCAAGCAATGTGACATTAATAACTGCTTATTGCCAAGGTGGAGGTGGAGGCGGAGGCGGAGGAAATCGTAGTCTTGCATCTTTCAGACTAGTTGCTGGAGGAGGAGGTGGAGGAGCAGGTGATTATACCGAAAGTGTTTTTATTCCCATACCTGGTGAAACGCTTACAATTAATGTTGGTATTGGTGGAGGAGGTGGTAGTGCAGGTAATAACGGTACAGCAGGTGGTGATAGTTCAGTAGAAAGAGTTGGACCTACATTTTTAGCTATTGCAAAGGGAGGTGAACCTGGACAATCCCTATCACAATCCCTATCCATGCTTAACATAGACAATGGAGGAAATGGAGGTGCTGGGAGTTATGGCGGAGGAGGAGGATCTCCACAGGGATCCGGGGAAGACGGAATAGGTGGTTTAGGTACGTACGTCAGTGGATTTAATTCAAATATTAATGCCGGTGATGGAGCTCCAGGGAATATTTCTGGCAATTTTCTTTTCCAAGGAGGAACAGGTGGTGTTGGTTCTGGTGCTGGTGGAGGTGGAGGTGCACCTACAAAAGTTCCTGAATATATCTCTTTAGGACTTACTGGGTCTGGCGGTCAAGGAGGACAACAAGGGAATCCTGGTACATCTGCTTCTAGATATGGGGCTGGTGGAGGCGGAGGTGGAGGTGGAATGATGGGAATTGGAAGACGTGGAGGAAATGGAAATCAAGGTTATGTTGTTCTAGTATATTAATTTGAATAACGGGTAACGTTTTTGCTGCTGAAATACCAGTCAAGATTAGGATGATTATCATACTAAAATAACGTAGTGAACACCTCCGAAATTCCTATAAATGCCAGAAAGTGCCAAGCTAAATGGCATAGAATGTATATGTATTTTAGATCCGGGTTATACTTATCGTATTCCGATATTCCGAGAAACACAAGGCACACGGATAGTATTGTAAATCCAAAACTCCCAATGAATAGAATTTGAACGGGGTCGAATAGATAAAATACACCACATAGGTAGATAAATCTAATTATTAATAGAAAACATCCAGCCACATCCCATCTATTCAAAAGAAAAGAAATATATGGAGATAATCCATATCCAGGCATTCCATGTTTATGGCATTCAAAGAGATGAGAAAAGAACGAAGCAAACGCGCTACGTTTAACACAATAAAAAACGTTGTGATATCTCCCATTAAGAAAAGTATATTGTATAGCGGCAGGATTGCTACAATATTTGAGGCTGCCATGATCTAATTTTCGTTAGTCCAAAAACTGCGTGATGTTTCCAACCACAAGGCAGCATGGTCATCTTCTGGTTTCATGAGATTTTTAATAAATCTTTTCATTGGTGTAGCGGAGTTAATCTATATAATATTTATATAGATATAATAGTGTAAAATAAATTAATTTTAGTAAAAATTAAGATTTTAAGTATTTCGGGATATATGCGTCGAGCAATTCCCCTGGTAATTCCCGACGCATAACTTTGAGAGTGTCTAGTCTCATTTGATTACATTTTTCTTCATAAGGTTTCGTCATTTTACCAAGGAAGAGGAAAATCACGAATTTCTAATTCGTCTCTTATAATATCACGAATTCGTGTCATGTACTGAAAATTTTCCTCAAACAAATATTCCTTATACCAATCCCAACACCCTAAACCATTCCTTAGATCTTCTAAGTCATCGTCGTTTTCATATTCCATATACATATGTTGAGATGTTTGAAACAAAATATTCTGTATTCCTTCATTAGATTTTATCCTTTCCAATTCTTCGGTTGTAAACGGTTCAAGATCATTATCACTCATACCCAGTGTCAACCAACCTTCAAGTATATCCCACATTTTATCTCTGATACTATCAAAAATAGTCATATCTAAAGTTTTTTTCTGAGAAATTTTCCATATCATATAATTCTTAAAAAATCATTTTTTATAAATCTATTACATTACATATTTTCCGATACACATATCGACAATTTCATCAGGAATACCAGTTTTAGCGTCCTTCAAAGCATCCAAATTCATTTTCTTTATTTCCTGCTTAAGACTGTTGATTTCGTCAATGTAAGGTTGAAGTTTCTGTTTGAAACTTCAGTATCGACATCGCACACTCAATACATAGATATTGTAATGCTCGAGCAACCAGATCGGAATTCGTTATGTCCCGTCAACGTTGGCGGGTTCCACTCCATACTCTACCATCATAATAATGTGTTTCACCTAACATTGTAAATATTACTGCCTCTTTAAAAGGCTTACTATTTTTTATGTCGGATACGGCTTGTAGGTGGTGGGCGTGGATAACTTACAGGTGTTGAACTGATATCGCGCAGAGGTGATCTCTGACGTTGTGGTGAGGCAATGCGAAGTTTTTTGGGTTTAGCTAGTGACAGACTTTTTCTATGTGGTGTAGGAGAAGGTATACGAATCTCGAGTGAAGATTTTCTATGGGGTGACGGAGTTTTGGGCACTCTCTCAATCTTTATCTTTTCTTCATACACTTTAGGTTTGACTAATTTTACTTGTGAATATTTAGGAAGAACCTCTCCTTTTTCCAAAGCTTTTAATTGTTCTAATGCGCGTTTTGAACGCTTAATATTGCGTTCACCTTTGAAAGTTCTTATGTTATTAGTCTTTGGTTGGTTTAATGGTAACGGTAAGTCTAATTGCTCATCAATCTTGCGTTTTTCTTTAGCTTTAGCTTCTTGTTCAGCAAAGTCTATAGGAAGAATTCGAGGCCACCGAAACTTACTTTGATTTCGGTATCCGCCGAGATATTTAGCTTCATTATCTAAGATTTTTTGTATTACACTGGCTTTCCATACTCTGCCTCTTTTCGTAGGCAGGGGTGCTTTACGTTCGTTGAGTTCATCTGCAATTTCATACATAAATCTATGGTCTATATATCGTCTACGAAATATTCTACGTACCACAGCTGCTCGTTTTTCATCAATAACAACTGTACCATCTTGTCGTTTATAACCCATAGGCATATGTCCACCAATATCTCCATCTACTTTTCTCCGTTCTTCTGTACCTGCTTTCATTCTTTCTACTATAGTATCTCTTTCCAACTGAGATAGAGCGGCGAAAATAGTTAACATAAATGTCCCGGCAGCAGATGATGTATCTAAATTTTCTCGGCAGCTAGCTACTTTGATGCCCATGTCTGCCAAATTCTCAATAGTACGTAACACTATTTGTGTTCTTCTACCCAGACGATCTAATGCATATACAATTACCGCGTCAATAACTCCATTTTTTGTATCTTGCAACAGCCTAGAAAATCCGGGACGGTCTGTTTCTTTAACTGTTCCACTAATACCTTCATCTTCGTAGATCTTAGTTACCGTCCAACCTTTAACTGTAGCCATAGCTTCGCATTTAGTTTTCTGCAATTCAATACCATGACCATCTTTTTGATCCATCGTTGAAACCCGAAGATAAATTCCGGCACGTATGTTGGAATCTAGATTCGTTTCTTCACTTGTCCATTTATTCATCTTTCTATAACGAATTGAGTATTTTAACGCAAAAAATAACGGTAAAATAATGTACCACCCAGAATTTTGTGAGCCAACAGCTTTTATCTTCGCATTACTTTGGCTTTCCCCGGAATCAACTTGGAAAATCCATGGCTTATGGCCCCAAACTTGCAAACAATGCGAAAATTGTGGATATCCTAGTTATTGTAGATCGAATGTTGTCCATTTTAATGAAAGTGCCATAAAGACGTTACAGAATAGATTGTATAAATTATGGTATCCTGACAAAGGTCTTATTCAGCATGAATGGTTGAAGCATGGGAGTTGTGATGGAAATATAACCGAGTTTGCATATTTTAATACGACATTGTCCTTAGTAGATTGTATAAATTATACATCTGAATGTGCTAATCATACAAATAAGCATTCATGCCGGATTTGGCTTGAACCGTGGCAAATACGCAATTGTATGTAAAAAGTATAAATTTACAATGTAAATTTATAAATGTACAGATATCACCGATCCGTAACATATAAACCAGGGCTATCGTATTTTAATCCGAAGAGTCCAAGAAAATCGTCATGGTTAGATATTAAGGCAGAAGAATGACAGGTTGCGCTATCGTATTTTAATCCGAAGAGTCCAAGAAAATCGTCATGGTTAGATATTAAGGCAGAAGAATGACAGGTTGCGTTTCGGCAATATTAGGTAGTCCATCTCGATCATATCCCAATAGATCCATTGGTACTACTGTATTAGGGTTTATAGACTCATCTAAAACTCCTACTCGCTTATAAATGAGAGCTACTAATTCACTACAAAAATAGAATGCATCTATATCTTCATCTTCATCAGATTCAGGATCATCAACTACTTTCCAATTTCGCAAAATGTCATATATCTCATCTTCAATCCATTCACTAGTTTTTCTAAAACGTCTGACGCAAGGAAATAAAGACGCTACTAATTCAATTAGGTTAAGTTCATAGGTTTTGGTTCCAATCTGTTTATGCAACTTGCGTATAATTTTCTGGATGTATTTCTTTCTAGATTCTGTCCAGGGAGAATCTTTAAGTGGTGCCCACGCTACATAGGCTTCTTCTTCTTGGTCCGTATATTCTTTAATAACTTCACGTAATGGTCGAATTTGAACACCAAATTTGCCCTTTCCAGTTTCTACATCTATAACTCCATCTGTAAAACCTGCCAACGGTATGGACATTGTGGATTCCCACACATATTTCACTCCTGGTTTTAGTACTTTTAACCAAGGCATTAAATCTCTTGTTACTACGACACCGCAATGAGAAAAAGTACCATTACCCACTATAACCTTTTCTAATAAGCGAATAAACGAAGAAACTCCGTCTTTTCCTCTAAACCATAGAGGATCTAAAGGTTTTAATAGATTTTCCACTTCTGAAAACGTTTTTTGTTCTAAGTTTTCGAGTTTTAGATCCTCCATTTTCAAAATCCATATATATTTTTGCAAAAATATATAGTAAATTAAGCGGAATAAATTATATAGTTGATATAATCGTCTGAGAGTTCACTTCCCAAAAATGATGATGATTCTTCCTCCTCAGAACTTGACTCTTCGTCGGTTTCCTCAGACTCCTCAGATGAACTACTAGATTCCTCGGTTTCCTCAGTGTCGTAATTGGTAGATTCTTCACTTTCGTATTCTTTAGCTATTCTGCTAAGTTCGTCTTCAAGTTGTTGTTGTTCTTCCCAAATTTTCTCCAGTCTAGAATCGATACATTTTTCCTCCTTGTCTATTTGTGCGCACCGTTTCTCAATTTCTTCAAAATTAACTCCCAACACGTCAGCCATTTCATTGAGCTCTTGTACACAGTCCATAACCAGTGCATCAGATTCGTTTTTTACCTTATTGAGCATATTTTGTATGCTTACAGATTTAACAGGGATTGGTATATTTGGAATAGGAGGAAGTTCACGCAAAGGAGGTAGAGATAAAGGAAATGGAGGTAAAAGGGGTGTATCGTACATGTCTTCCAAATCATCATACGATTTGACATATAATTCCTGCTCATTTTCCTCAGATTCTTCTTCCTCATCAGGAGAAATTAAATCCTCCAATAATCCGGTAGACTTAAGTTTAACCCCTTCGGTATTCAGGAAAGCCGATTTAAGCTGCGCAATTACTTTGTCATGGCTATTATTTTCTGATTTAGTTGAAGGCGCTGGCCTGCTCATTGGTCGAACTAAGGGGGCAAGCATATAGTATGCTTTCTCTGTAATGGTCGGGAACCATGAAAGCATACTTTCATATACTTTGTGTTTCAAGACAAATCCATCCTCAAGTTCTTCAATGAAAAGACCATCTTTGACATCACTAATGTCATTCGTCACTTTTTCTGAAGAATAAACACAATTTTCAGCGTTTTTACCACTTTCTTCATATTTAACAACTTCTACAGCCTCATTTCTTAAGAAACCTTTGCCTTCTTCCACAGAAGAAAATGTCCTTAGTCCATGAAACTCATTTTGGTATATATTGATCCTGTAGGATCCGGCGATAATTTTGTACGGTATATACTCCATTCTGTTTTAATATCCACAAAAACTTTTTTGCCCTTAAAATTGTATCGACATTAAGATATCTTATAAAAGTGATTTTTTTTTAATCTTTTAAGATCATAATAAGTTAAATATGGAGACATACACAGCATTGTTTGGGGATATGTCTCTGTTAGATATCTTTCCCGTAGAAACGATTGAGAGGATGTTGGATTATGTGCGGATTGATGACTGGTTTTTGTTTGGTAGAACATGTAAAAGAGCACGAGCGATTGTGGGGCATTACATAAGAGGTAAGATCAAGTCCAAACATCTTCCAAACTTTAAAAAGCGCCAAAAATCCACAAAGTCTCTCACGGGACTTTATGAGGAGCAGATTAAGGGACTTATGACACTTCGTGAGTTCCCTACGAAAAATATCTTCCTCCAGTCTCCCATGGGTACGGGAAAAACACTACTTGCTGTCATGCATGCGGTAGAAAGCTGGAAACGCGATGGTATACGCACCATTATCGTAGCCACTACCAAATGCTTTACTTCTTGGTTGGAACATTTTAACCTCTGTGGTCTAAACGTAGTTAAATCCAATCCATCCAAATCTGATGCGTTGGTGATTCACTCTACTTGCAAGAATCACAGGGATTTAGTCCTGAAGACTGAAAGAGAAGCATTTAAGACTTTGCCCTATTATATCATTCTCACAACCCCCGCCTACATCAGTAGATCCAAGCGGGTGTTTTTGGAAAAGATGAGAGATTTAAGCGGTGTTTACACGCAAATAATTGCAGATGAAGCTCATTTACTCAACGGACAGCACTACGTTAACTTTTTTCGGGAATTTGATAGACGTATCTACCTTTCTGCTACCCCTTTCTGTGGTAAAGTAAATATTCGCGCTAGACACACCGGTACAAGTACCTTGGAACATATGTATAACATGCATGTGAACTTAGAGTGTCATACGGACCATCCTGTAAAGATGACCTACGAACTCATCGCTAATTCAGACGTAAGGCTCAATCAGATCTCCAGTCTCTTGAATCGAAGCGACTTCAAAGGTAAAAAGGTAGTGCTTTTCACGGATTGGAACGCCAGTCGTATGGGAGTCCTAGTGAAGTCCCTCGCAGTAGAATCACCACAGTTTCGGTTTGTGCGCTTTTATAATACTTCTTTGGGGTCTTTGGATAAATTCCGGAATCCTGATGAGAAGTGTGTATTAGTGACTACCATCCTTTCAGCAACAGAAGGCACGAACTTTGAGGTTGCAGATTCTGCTATCTATATTAATTTCGGTAGTCTTGTGATTGAAAGAGCTAGGCAGTGCTTTGGACGCGTTCGGAGACGTAATAACCCAAATCCGGAAGTAAAGAACTATATATTTTACGATAGTAGTTCAGCCCTGAGTTATATTCGTACTAAACTCAACCTATATCACGCCTTAGACCTTAGCTTACATATTGTGAGAAAGAAAAAAGCCGAGATTATCTTAATTCTTAAGGCATTATCAAACCTAGGTATCGATATCTACGCTCTTCCAAAGCCAGAATTGATCACCATCTTTTGCCGTAACACTAGCGAGAAGAACTTCTTACCTTTTAAAGAAGAAGACTACACGCTTCATCTATTTCAGATTATGCAGCTCATGAATATAGGCGCTTAATACTATTGTAATGCCGTTGATTAATAAACTAATTATATAATAAACTAATTATATAATAAACTAATTATATAATAAACTAATTATATAATGTAATTACAATACTTTTTCTAATAACTAAAAGTATTGGTTTTCTTCAAATATCGTTCTA